TAGATATTGGTACAGCTGGATCAATACTAGGAGTTATATCAACGAATACGTTATATGATCCAAATAGCCTATTTACTTCATATTCAAGCGGTAGTGGTGCATTATCAGGATCTTATTACACTGTGCCATATGACGGAAATTATAATATAACAATAGCTTTTCCATGGGAAATGACAGTATTAGAATCTCCATCATTAACCGGTAATTTTAAAGTTAAAGTTGATATTCTTAGAAATGCTAGTTATTCATCAGGATTTTTAGAAGGAGAAGTACTTGCAACAAAATTAGATGCTGTAACACCAGGAGCTGGACTTGACGTAACTATTAGAAGTAGTGGCTCAGCTGGATCTACAACGGCTCAAATATTAAATTATCCATTACAAGCCGGTCAAACAATTTGGGGAAAAGTGTCTATGCAAGCGGGATTTAACGATGTTAGGGTTTTTGGAAATGGAGCATATTTTAATGTAGAAAGTGTCCCATTTGAAGGTACATACTGTATAAATCCAAATCTTCCTACACACAAAATATTTGGTACATCTAGTTTTAGTATTGGTGGAGATACTCTTTATATAAGTGAAGATATGAATCCATTTTTCTTAGAAAGTGTAACATATTTACCATCTTATACATCTGCGTCAATATCAGAATCTCCACTATATCAGACTTTAGGTGAAGTTGATTATTCTACTAAAATTGAAGAAGGTGATTATCTATACTTATATTATGATGGATACGATATGGGATATACAGTAGGAGGTCTTTCAACGCCAATACTTAGTAGAATTACTTCTATAACTACTGGAAGCGTAACAAGTAGTTTTACAGTATATCCAAATTTACCAGGATATATAACATCGACTAATCTTAATTTATATGATAAAGCCGTATTCGCAAAAAGAGTACCTGATGAAACTACTATGATACTTGCTGGTAAAAAGAATCCAGGTAAAACATCTTATGGATTTGCAATACCTGAAAATCTAAATCCTCAGATAACTAAGAATATAAACACTTTACAATCTACGATACAGTCTCAGATACTAAACTACTAATCTAGATATTTATAAACATAAACGAGATAATTAAAAATGGCTTACTTAAATAGCACATCGGTGGTGATTGACGCCATCCTAACAAAGAAAGGTAGAGAACTCCTTGCAAGAAATGATGGTTCTTTTAGAATAACACAGTTTAGTCTTGCTGATGATGAGATAGATTATAGTCTTTATAATCCATATCACCCGTCTGGTTCTGCTTTCTATGGTGAAGCAATCCAATCAATGCCAGTAATTCAAGCATATCCAGAAGATCAGGAGATAATGAAATACAAGCTGCTAACACTTCCAAGAGGTACAGGTGCTATTCCAGTAATCAGCTCAATACCAAATAGTATAAGCTTAGTAATTGGAACTCCACTTTCTATATCACCATCTACCGCAAACTACAACGGATCTAGTACTTTCTTTGAAACTTCTGGATATCAGTTTACTATTGGTGATGTTAGAACAATGTCAAGCTTTACAGCAACTGGTATCAATACTCCAGAAGCAACTGCATTAAATACTACAGTTACAGTTGGAACTAACGTATCAAAGACCGTAATAGGAACTACATTAAATATGTCAGCTACTACAATCAAGACACTTTTTGGATCAAGTACTTCATCTACTTTGTCAACAACTCTTACAATTGTTGGTAGAGATTCTGGAGCAAGATTATCAATACCAGTAACAATCAAACAAAGCTAATAAAAACTCAGAATAAAAATGTCTTATACAATATTAGATTCTACAGACTTCGTAGTAAGTTCAGACTCAGTAGTAGCACCAGCATGGAGTACGGGAAATCCTACTTTGACTGGAACTAACATGATTACGTCTTCAAATGCAGCTTCTCCATCTCCTCAATTTTACCTTGATGTTTATGATACTGCACTTACAGGCTCAACTGCACAAGTTCAGTTTTCTATTGCATATGGTAACATAAATGGATCAGGATCAACGCGCTATAATACGCTCGTAACTGGAATGAGCCCATCTAGAACTACATATGGTCAGTATAGAAACTTGGTTTACGCAGATGAAACACAGCTATTCAATTTTGGTACAGGGAATACAACTTCTCAAGACATAATTGCACTCAATATAGATAGAAATAGATATAAAGAGAGCTTGTTCCCGGGTACTTTAAAATTAACTTTAGCATCTGGAAGTAGTGTAGTCAACTTAACGGATGATAGTGTTTATACAACAAACAATAACCTAACTGTTAATTATGGAGATTGCGGTCGTATCTTTAATCTTATCTCTGGATCATATGGTCTTCCTGCGGCAACTTCAATTGGTAGCGCAGCAGCTGGTTATACGCCTTCTGGTTCTTATGGATTCTTCCTTCCAGATATAGGTACAATCATATTAAATCCAAGAGCTCTAGCATTGCCTGCTGCTTCAGGAGGTATAGATCTATATTTAGATACTACTTCAAATCCATCATTACCGTCATCATCTAATAGCAATAACTCAGTTTATAATGCTCTAGTTGCAGGTCAATGTTTCCAACTTAATTCGCAAGAAACTGTATCAGCTAACTATGTGTTTGTAAGGGTGAAGAACGGTGAGTATAACTATAGTAATAACCCATCTTTCCTTTCAGGATCTAGTGGTCAGTTAATATACCCAACGCTTGTAAACAGTCCTCAGACATATCCAACTACAGTAGGTCTTTATAATAACAACGGTGATCTTCTTGCAGTGGCTAAGATGAGCAAACCAATGCTAAAAGACTTTACACATGAGGCTCTGATACGTGTAAAACTTGACTGGTAATCCTAAATAATTGTTACGAAAAGCAAATAAACATACATGGGTCGTTCTCTAAACACTCTTAAGGGGTCTGATGTTACTGCTACTCCAATCAAGCTTAAGTATTCTAATCAGATACCAAGTGCTTCATTGAGTTCTAATAGTATTTCATTGACAGTAGCAAGCAACCAAAGCTTCGATTACAATAATCCAAGTTATGGCGGTAACTTCTTGCTTTATAGATCTGTGCAAGGACTTTATTACAAGAACTATGTAACAGGTTCTTTGCTTGGATCTGCTAGCGCTTATGAATGGTATCCTCAATCTACTGCAGCAAGTGGTACTTTTGATGATGATTATAGGTATTTCCCCACTGCTTCAGATGCTCAGATCCTTGTGATATCAATACCAAGAGCAAAGTATGGAGAGAATGTAGCAAGAGCTTCTTTTAGCATTTCTTCAGATAATTTTAATATTATTGATGATGGAAATGGTAACCTTGTAGATACTCTAGCTAGCAATACTCACGTTGGTAATTTATTATATAACCAAGGCATAGGAATTGTTACTAATTATGACTATATAAATGCATTCTTTGCAACTCCAGTAGTTCCTCCATCTCCACCAATTACAACTGATCTTATACTTTCTTTATTTTCTGATTATGGAGTAATTGAATCAGGAGGAGATGTATCAGAGTGGACAGATTTAAGTGGAGTAGGAAACTATGTAACTAACATATCTGCTAAACCAGAATTAGTTTCAAGTGTATTTGGAACAAAACCATCAGTTAGGATTAATGACTCATTTAGTGGATTAAAAAAACTAAGAACTCCAGGAAATTTAATAGGACTAAATGGATCTTCAGCTTGTACTGTATTTATGGTGGCAAAAATCCAAGATCCTGGTCTAACCGGAGGAGATTTAATAGAGTTTACAAATACAGAAGGTAGTGTCCCGGTTGCTGGTAATTTTTTAGTTAGCGTATATAATGGAGGAGACGTTAGATTAGCTGTAAGTATGAGTGGTAATAGTGGAGTAAATACTGGGAATTTGAAAGTTGATGCTGATACACCTTATGTGTTTACATTTGATATGGATTATTCAAAATCTGCAATAGCTGAGCTAAAAGGATTTAGAAATAATGATGATACTTTATATACACAGGATTTGCCTTTATACGAAAATACAAATACTTTCACAAATGCACAATTAACAATAGGATATAAACCAGGAAATTTAGATATCGGATGTATTTTAATCTATAAATCTAGTCTAAATAACTCAGATAGAACTACAGTATATAATTACTTATCATCATATTTCTCAATACCTTAAAACATGCCATCATACGCACCATTTACAATGTCATTTCAAT